TGGAGATAGGCCATATAGGTAATTACACATACGGCTGGCATAATATTGAGGTGTCCTAATGGGCTTTGCAACATACACAGAATTAAAGACTTCTATAGCAAGCTATCTAGGTCGATCAGATTTAACTGCGGTCATTCCTGATTTCATTACCTTTGCAGAGATTCGCCTGGCTAGAGAGATCCGTACTCGCCAAACTCTTAAGTCTGCTACAGCAACAATGACATCTGGTGATTCTACTGTTGGCTTGCCTACAGACTTCTTAGAGATGCGAGATATATTTACCCAAGGCAATCCAAGAAACACTATTAGCTATTTATCGCCTTCCTTGTTCTCTCGTAATGCTAGAGCTGGTGAGTCTGGTCTGCCTGTGTACTACACAATCATTGGTGATGAGATCCAGTTTGCTCCAACTCCTGATTCGGCTTATGTTGTAGAGATGCTTTATTACTACAAGCCAACACCATTATCTACAAGTGTAGCTACAAATGCGTATCTTGCTAACTTCCCAGATGCTTTGCTTTACGCATCTTTAGCAGAGGCAGAGCCTTATCTTATGAACGATGCCAGAGTGCAAACTTGGGCTACCTTATACGATAGAGCTACTTCTGATATTAACGGCTCAGACGAAAGCTCAGAGTACGCTGGAGTACCACTAACAATGCAATTAACATCACGATAGGATTACCATGTCTGCAATCTCAAACTACCTAGAGAACGCATTAATTAACGCTACTCTACGCAATACTACTTTTACATCTCCAGCTACAGTTTATGCTGCTCTGTTTACTTCTGATCCTACTGAGGCTGGTACTGGCACAGAATGTACTGGGACAGGCTATGCTCGTAAGGCCATCACCTTTGCTGCTCCTTCTAACGGAGTAACAACTAACTCTGCTGCTGCTGTTGAGTTTGACCAGGCTACAGGATCATGGGGAACAATTACTCACTTTGCAATCTTTGACGCATTAACAACTGGCAATATGTTGTACTATGGTGCGCTAACTGCATCTAAAACAATTGCAAGTGGAGATGTATTTAAGTTTGCTACATCTAGCGTAACAGTTACTTTAGCTTAAGGTAAATAATGTCTACGATAGTTACCAGAAGTGGTAAGGGATCGCCTTTATCTCATGTAGAGGTAGATGCTAATTTTACTAATTTAAATTCAGATAAGGCTGAGAAAGCTAATAATCTTAGCGATCTTACTTCTGCATCTACAGCAAGAACTAATTTAGGTCTTGTTGCATCTGCCACTACAGACACAACCAATGCAAGTAATATCTCTAGCGGTACATTGGCTGCTGCAAGGCTTCCTGCACTTGTAGGAGATGCCTCTAGCTCTGCTGGTAGCAGCACGCTTACATTGGCTACAGTAAATTCTAATACTGGCTCTTTTGGCTCAACCACATCTGTTCCAGTAATCACAGTAAATGGCAAAGGCTTAATTACTGCGGTTTCAACTGCAACTGTATCAGGCTCTATCTCTGTTACTGGTGGAGATTTAACTCTATCAGGCAATACTGGTACAGCAATCACTAATGCGACACTAGCTACTGTTAATAGCAACACAGGCTCATTCGGTAGTTCAAGTTCTATTCCTGTTATTACAGTTAATGGCAAGGGATTGATTACTGCGGTATCTACATCTGCTGTAGCTGGTGGTCAATACTTTGGTACTGCTGCTACAAAGGCTATTGCATATAACTCTACAAGCATTGCAGAGAATATTACAACGACTGCTGGTAACAATTGTTTATCTGTTGGTCCAATTACAATCGCATCAGGTTACTCTGTAACTGTTGCATCAGGTCAAAGGTGGTTAGTCTTATGAGTTCAGTCGTAATCTCAGGTGATACATCTGGAACTATTACTTTAGCTGCTCCTGCCGTAGCTGGTACTAATACTTTAACTTTACCAGCAAGTACAGGTAATATTTTGGCTTCTACTAGCCAATTAATAGGCAACGGAACAACAACTAATGATTCTGCTTCTTCTGGTCAAGTAGGTGAATATATTGATTCTTTTGTTGTTACTGCGTCAGTTGGAACTACACCAACAACACTTACATCAATATCATTAACTGCTGGTGATTGGGATTTATCAGGCTGTGTAGAGTTAAATGGTGCAAACGGTGTTACTTCTTTATTGGCTGGCATAAATACAACAACAAATTCTATTTCTGGTTTGAGTTTAGGTAAGTCTTATATTTATGCCCCTTCATCTACATTTGCTGGTGGATTAGGTTCTGCAACACTTCCAAGATTTAGAGTAAATATTAGTTCGACCACTACTTATTATTTAATTGGTTCTCTTGGTACAACAGCTACAAACTGTAATGGCTATATTTCTGCAAGGAGAATGAGATGATTTACGCACAAGTAGGTACTTCATTGCGTAGTTACGATGGCATGAGTTCAGAAACAGTAACTCAAATGCTAACAGAGCAAAATCTTACTTTTTCTTTTATTACTGAAGAAGTCTATAACCAAAAAGTTGCTGAAGCAAAAGCAAACAGAGGTAACGCATAATGGCATCTACTATATCTGCTGGAACTACAAGTGGAACTGCAATAGCTATTAGTGGTGATACTACTGGTAATCTTGCGTTTCAAACTTCTGCTGGTACTTATACCCAAACTATGCCTAATGTAACAGGCACAGTAATGGTTAGCGGTAATATGCCTGCGTTTAGTGCTTATCGTAGTAGTAGTAATCAATCATTTTCTTCCAATACATTTACAAAATTACAATTTCAAACAGAAGAATTTGATACTGCTTCTTGTTATGATAATGCTACTAATTATCGTTTCACACCAAATGTGGCTGGCTATTATCAAGTAAATGGACAAATAAATAATGCAGGTGCTGCTACTTTTGCTCTTGTAAGCATTTACAAAAACGGAAGCAATGCAAAAAATGGTGTTGGTTTCGCTACAACATTTGAAAATACAGCCGTTAGTGCTTTAATTTATTTAAACGGAACAACCGATTACATTGAATTGTATGCTTATATTACAGGCACTCCAAGCGTAGGTTCAGGCACAGGTACAGTTAGTTATTTTCAAGCATTTTTGGTGAGGTCAGCATGACATTATTTGAAAAAATCATGGCTCTATATCCTAGCCTTACACAACAGAATTTCTTAACTGTAATCACACTACAAAACGACTCTGATGGTAAAGGTGATTATATAGCCAAATGGGAACACCCAACACTAGCTAAACCAACAGATGAGGAGTTAGCATAATGCCAATTATCATAGACGGAACAGGAACAATATCAGGCGTTAGTGCTACTGGTTTAACTACTGCACAAACAGTAGCTTCAGCACAACTTCCTGCTGGTAGTGTTTTGCAAGTGGTTAATGCTACTTATTCAACACAAATAAATACAACAGGTGCTACCTTTATTGATACAGGATTGACTGCTTCCATTACTCCTAAATTTTCTACAAGTAAAGTTCTTTGTATTGTCAATATGGTTGGAGTTGGAAAAGACACAACAAATACATGGGCATCATTTAAACTTGTTAGAGGTTCAACAACAATAATTACTTTTGAAGCACAAGCTGGGTGGTCTGGAACAACTAGTTCAAACGGAGTAGGCGGTGTTTCAACTAATTATTTAGATTCCCCAGCAACTACATCAGCAACAACATATAAAGTCCAATATGCCAATCAAATTGGAACTGGTAATGTGTATGCTCAATTAGCAAATGCTTCATCTACTATTACATTAATGGAGATTGCACAATGATTTCTTATCCTGATTTAGTGCAAGCACTTAAAAATTTACACCCACAAGTAGTTAGCACTATTGGAGATATAGCTTACGATGCTAACGGCAATGAAGTAGCTTATGACCTACAAGCCGTAACTGCACAAGCTGAAGCTGATGCACAAGCAGTCATTGATACTAAGGCTTCTGCACTAGCTAAACTAACTGCATTAGGTTTAACCCAAGATGAAATAAAGGCTTTGGTAGGCTAATGGCTTACGCAGATCAATATGTAGAGTATGGATACTGGGATTACATCTATGCAGTAGGAGATGTTTTGCCTACAGAGGCAGACGGATCTATTAATGGCATAGGTACAGTAAGCGGTAGTCCTATTGCAATCCTATCTGGTATTGGCTCGATCAACGGAGTTGGCACTACCTCTGCATTAGGCATTAGAGTACAAAATGGCATAGTTTCTATTAATGGAATTGGCACAGTAGATGCCGTAGCTATTCGGATCTTAAGTGGTGAAGGTTCTATTCTTGGTGTTGGAACGATTACAGGATTAGGCGGTATTGTTGTTGCTGGTGCTGGATCATTAGTTTGTATTGGCACAGTAGATGCAAATGGCAACGCAGTATTCTCTGGAAACTCCTCAATTACAGGCATAGCCTCTATAATTGCTATTGGATACAGAATTGGCGAGGAATGGAGCAACTCCTCTGTAGGTGCTAATACATGGACAGCAGCATCCGTTACAGGCAACAATTGGACAAACAAAACAGTAGATAGCAATACTTGGACAGCAGCAAATGTTTCAAGTAACACTTGGACAGACAAAACAACAGGAAGTAATACATGGCTACCTCAATAGTAGAATTTGGCGAATGGCTACCAGACCAAGCTGGAATAACTGGCTCTATACAAGATGCCTATAATGTTATTCCCCAAGCAGTAGGTTATGGCCCCTTCCCAGAGCTAGTAGAGTTATCTGGTGCAGCCGATACAAGTCTTAATAATGTATTTGTTACTAAGTATGGTGGAACTTCTACTTTATTTGCTGGTAGTTTTACTAAACTTTATAAATATAATTCCTCTACATTAGCATTAGATAATGTTTCTAAATCAGGAAACTACACAGGCGCAAACCGTTGGATGTTTACCCAGTTTGGGCCATCCCTTATTGCTGCCAACGGAGTAGCTAAACTTCAAGTATGGAATCTAAGTAGTTCATCATTGTTTGCTGACTTGGCTGCTGCTGCGCCTACTGCTAAATTTGTAACTACAGTACGAGATTTTGTAGTAGCTGGTAATGTTGCTGGATCAGAAAACAAAGTCTATTGGTCTGATATTAACGATGAGGCAGATTGGACTGCTGGTGCTACAAGCCAATCAGATGACCAAGTTATTCCTGATGGTGGAGATATTCGTGGAATTACAGGCGGTGAATATGGCCTAGTATTGCTAGAGCGAGCTATATCTAGAATGACTTATGTAGGTGCGCCACTATTCTTTCAATTTGACACTATTGCTAAAAACATTGGCTGTTATGAGTCTAACTCTATAGCCCAGTTTGGAAACCTAACATTCTTTTTATCAGACGATGGATTTTATGTCTGTGATGGGCAGACAGTTACACCTATCGGAGCAGAGAAGATAGATCGTTTCTTTTTTAATGCTGTAGATCAATCTAAATTAAATGAGATGAGTTCTACAATTGATGTCATCCGTAAGCTGGTTATCTGGCAATTTACTGACATTTTTGCCCAAAAGCGTCTTATTATTTACAATTTCCAAACTAAAAGATGGTCTGAGGCAATAACTACCTCTAGCTATTTAGGTAGCGCAGCTCAAGCTGGCGTAACCCTAGAAGGCTTAGATACCTTTGGAACAATGGATAGTATTGAAACTACTTTTGATAGCCGTCTATGGGCTGGCGGTAAGTTTGTTCTAGCTGGCGTAAAAGATACCAAAATTGTTACTTTTACTGGGTCTGCTAAGTCTGGTTACATTACTACAGGCGATCTAGGCAACGGCAATCAGTCAATCATTATGTTAGCCAAGCCAAAGGTAGATAATGGCTCTGCAAGCGTTTCTGTAGCCTCTAGAGC